AGGTCGTGGGGCCAACATCCGGTAAGTAATTATCGACAACCTGGCTAACAGGAACTGAAGCCCAGGTTTTGACGCAATCGCCATCTTGCAGCTCGTAACCCGCAAGAACCTGCGTTCCTAATTTGTTAAACGATCCAATTTCTTTCGCGCCAAACGGTGGGCACGGTTTGTCCTGTCGCAAGCTTAAAGGTCTTGGGACGGCACTTGGTACACTTGGGGAAGGGACTGCGGCCGGGGCTTTTGACTCCGGCTTTTTCATGTTTGCTTGTGGTGGCTGCACCCATGTGAAATCGCGGGGGCTGTAGTTAGGGGCTTCATAAACAGGGACCGAGCCATCGCACAGCGTTACTGTGCCGCGTGGATCATCCTCAAAGGTTTGGACACCGCCGCCCTGGCTAATACGCGCACGGACGCATCCGGGCATCTCAATAACTGGGAACGCTGCTGAAGTTACCGGTGGGGCTATTGGTAAAACAGGTGGCGGGATTGGTTGGCCCACATAGATGTCAGGGACGCCAATGCCTCGCACACCTATCGCACGAATTTGCGGCATATAGCCAAAGCGTTTACAGGGGGTAGAGCCTTAAAAACAAGTTAAAACGGTGACCTGATCGCGGGCCCAGTTGCCTTGGGCAGCTCAGGCATCTTTGGGACGGGCACTTGATCGAGGATCGTTTCTGTCAGCTCCAGCTTCATATCGCTCAGATATAGCTTCATCATTGACGGTACGCGCGTATAAGCCATAACGCCGATCACAGCCAAGCTTGTTGAAACGGTGAATCCAAGAACACTCAGCAGATTGAAAATTTTTTGAGCCATAGTTTTTAGGTAAACAAAAAGCCCCCTCCCGAGGGCTTCTTGCTGTCTGTGTGAGGAGACTTCTAAGTTATAACTCAGAGATCAAACGTTTTGCCAACTTTGAGGTTGAAGTTGGTGTCTGAGTTGATGCTGGCAAAGGACAGCTCGCTGTAACCCGCGCCAAAGTTGTAGCCCGCCTTGCCGCTGATACCCACCTCAGTGTCTCCGGTATCAGGAACCTGGATCATGGGGCCAATTTGAGCGAAAAAGCCCTCGCCCTTAGCGCCCAGGTGCAGGTCAACGGTTGCGCCGGTCACGCCGTCTTCGCCAGCTCCGACGTTAGCTTCTGGGTTGAAATACGGGCCTGAGATCGCAGACAGGGGGGCCAATGCACTGACCGCAATGACGGCGGCACCAGTCACAATAGATTTGATCATTTTGAAACGAGAAAACGTTTTCCTTGGATACATTAACCGGCCCAGTCAATGGACGGTTTTGAATGTGATCTACAGGATCAATCTTCGTCACTACCAGGAGACCATAAATGATGTTTTTTAAAAAGCCCCGTATATAAACCACGCTGAGGATGATCGACGTTGTCGCGGCCTTCGTAAAAATAAAGCATCTCAAGCCATTGCACTCGATTCCTGGCAACAGTTAAATCTTCTGCCCCAGGTTTGCCGCAAATTAGTGGGTCAGGCTTTTGCATCAGACAATCGTGTAAGTGCTCCCTGAGGTTACTGTCACGGTCACGCCTGAGGCGATTGTGATTGGCCCAGCACTCATGGCATTTTTGCCTGAGGTGATCGAGTAATTCGTCGAGATTGTCTGCGCGTTTTCATAAATGCAATCGTCCGCAACAGTGCCACCACCTGCAATTGCAGCAACAGAGCCGTCGTCTTTTTTCGTAAAAACGACGCCCGTATCAGTTCTAATGGCGAGTTCGCCTACAACAAGATCTGAGGCACTTGGGTCAGAGGTGCCGCGCTTGTGCTTGATTGTGTTCGCCATTGGTAGCTCCGATCAATAGGTGCCGCCATCGAGAACGAACGAGCTGGCCGTTCCGTTCGCGAGGAAAGTCACCACATCAGAAAGTGCAACCTGCTTCATCGTGCCTGCGTCGTTCAACACCACGCGGTCAGCAGCTGCCAGCGTCGTTGAAGTCGCTGATGTTCCACCGTCTAACAGGTTTAACTCGGTGGTTGTAACTGTTGCCCCATCGAGAATCCCGATTTCGGTAGAGGTCAACGCAGCGAGTGCAGATGCACCGCCTGATTGACATGAGGAAAGAGCTGTTAAATCAGCCGCGAGCGTTTGAGCGCCAATGCTTGTACGTGCAGTTGCTCCAGTTTCGAGGACAAAATTAGAGCCATCACCAACGATGAAGCCACCATTAGTAACGGCCAGGCCAGCAATATCAGTGAGCTGAGCGTCAGAAGCTTGCTTCGCGTCTAGCTGAGTTTGAATGCTGGACGTGACTCCATCAACATAATTCAGCTCCGTAGTTGATAGCGTTGCACCATCAAGGATTGCAACCTCTGTAGAAGTAAGCGCGGCAAGAGCGGCTGACGCTCCAGACTGACAACTTGAAAGGTTCGTTAAATCAGCTGCAAGCGTTTGAGCCCCAATACTTGTGCGAGCGGTTGCGCCAGTTTCCAGAACAAAGTTGCTGCCATCACCAACAATGAAACCGCCGTTTGTTACAGCCAGGCCAGCTACATCAGCAAGTTGTTGATCGAAGGCTTGAACGTTTGCGCCGATTTCGAGGCCAAGGGCGCTTCTGGCAGCAGATGCAGAAGTTGCACCCGTGCCACCATCACCAACCGCAAGCGTTCCAGTAATGCTTGAAGCATCTAGTTTTAAAGCAAGCTCGGCCGATTCAATAGCAAGGCCGCCGTTGCTTTTTAAGTCGGCAGATATTGTGCTCCCAGTTTTCTGCAGGCCATCGCCTGCTGTAATTGCACCTGCGCCAGAGAACTGCGTGAAACTGAGAGCGGTAGAACCAACCGTGATGGTGCCGTCAGTGGTCAGGACAAAGCCCTGATCCGCTCCAACAGTGCCCTGCTCAACAAAGACAAACGCACCGGAAGTTACTTCGCTATCAGCGTCAAAATCGCTTGAGCGTGCCCAGGTGCCGGACTTGCAGTCATAGATGCCGTTTTGTGATCCGGTGGACTGGTTTTTGACCAGAACACGCTCATCAGCAGAAACCGCGACCCCGTCAATCGTCTGCGTGCCAGACAGTGTGATGTTTGCCGTGGTGGCAACCTTGACCGAATCTTTTACATCTAGGCCAGTTTTAACCGCATCGACATAAGCCTTGGTCGCTGCATCCTGTGCCGAAGTCGGATCAGTGACGTTAGTCAGCTTGTTTGAGTTGACGTCAATGTTGCCCGTAGGGGCAGCCATTTGATCAAGACGATTGACCCGAACACCAGTGTCAAAGTCACTGATTTTTGTATGGGCAATGCTTGGAATATCAGCAGCAACTAACGACCTGAATGTTGGGTTCGCATCAGATCCAGTAGTTGGGCCAGCTAGGACGAGGTTTGCACCTTTGGCGTCGGTCTTGGAGATAAACGCGCCAGACCCGCCAATCGTGATGATGGATGTCGCAACTCCCGCAGAATTATCTCCGAACCCATAGTAGAGCTTAAGGTCACTCTCGTTGAAAGCTAACTCCGAGCTAGCGAGTGAGCTGGGACTACCATCCGCCCCCGAAGCTGCCCTCTTCTTGATGCGAATGGTGTTTGCCATGGCTTAGAAGTTCCCGCCCTCTACGAGGCTCAGTTTAGTGGTGGTCGTGTCCGCCTTAAACTCTCCAGCTGATGCGGAGTAGTAGACGATGCTGTCATTTACTTTAGCGTCACCATTAAAAACGAAACCAGCCGACGCCGGACCTTGCGGGCCTGTGGTTGTGATCGAAACGGTGTTTGTCGTCGTATCTTCGACAACTGTGGTCTTGCCGTCTGTGGTGACGTTAACTGCTGTCATGGCGACGTGTAGCCCTCAGACACAAAAATAACGCCTTCCAAGTAATACTCACGGAGCCCGCTTCCGTTTTCAAGGAGTACGTCGTAATACAACTCGTCGATAAACGTTGCTGTTTGAGTGTCAGTCAAACTAATTGTAATTTTGCCGTTAGCTCGATCTGTGTAAGCAACCGTAAAATCTGCATATTTAGTCGCTCGCGTTTTGTCCCATGCTTGCGCGTAAACAGTAAATCCGGTCAAGTTTATAGCCGTATTGGTGCTGTCCTTAAATTGAAGGATCACGCTCCAATCAGCACGCCGCTGAAGCTCAAATGAATATGTCCCAGGGTTGACAGCCATAAAGCACCACCTCCTGAGACGAGTCTACCTTTTTTAAGAGTATGGACTAGCGCCTAAAAGGCTCGTATCCCATGCGGCTTTCAGTTCATCGGCTGTAGTTGCAGCGTCGATTGCAGAAGCGGCAGGTGCATCGCGTAAAGCTTCCTTCGCTGTGACGATTGCAGCAGTGTCAGCACTGGTTTCTTGAGCACGAGTGAATTCAAGATCTTTGGCTTCCAGCAGTGGCTTACGTGCCACACGCACATTGTCGCGGTGGATGTCCTTTGCTTTGGTCAGATCAAGTCCAATTGGCATGTCAGCTCTCTGTGTAGGTCCAAGCATTACGGAACGAACGATCGCTTGGAACGTCCGCTACGTCAACGATTTGATATGCCTTACCAGCAGGCACATCCTTACGGGCGATGTCTTCAACACTCAGCCCGCAATTGTCAGACGGGATGATGACGGAAACGCCACCGTCGTCATTGGGGAAAATAATGCGCTTGTCGCTCATGGCTTAGTGGGCCAGGTAGGGTTTGCAGGATCGCTGGTGTTAGCGGGAAGATCCCGTAACGCCTGACGATAAGTCCGCATGTCTGCACTAAGAGTAGCGTCAGACAATGCCAGATAGTCAGTTTCAGTTAGCAGTTGTGTGCGCTTGGCGCGTAAAATTTTTAAGTTCCGTGCATTAACGACAGTGGTCGTTTCACTCGCAACTGCATCAGCATTAAGAGTTACTTGATTCCCAGAAGCGTCGTAAGCGATAACGCCGCCCTCAACATCCTTAATGCGCTTAACAGTGGGATGCGTGTTGTAGATCGCTTGATGATTCATGCTGCTACCTCCATGACAATTATCGAAGAAGTTAACCGCTCACCATCCGAGCTGTCACCATCACCCACTGTTCTTTGGTTGTAAAGTGTTCCGGCATGAGCAATTTGGATTGTTGCTTTATATGTAATTTGGCTAGTCCCTGAAGAGCGCGACTCGTCCATAAAAAACCAATTTGCGGAATCAGGCGTTGAGTTAGCGTCAGCAACATAAAAGTTTTGAGCTAACGTCGTTATACCTAACGGCCGACTGCCTGCTGTGGCTGGATTACCGATATCAGTTGAGTCCCTCCTTATGCCAAAAACTGTATTGTAATTATTGACGTCACTATGCTCACCGCACCACCTAGCAAAAACCAACATGTCGCTGTCTGCTGTTGTTGGAGTGATGTTTACCGAAAGACCAGTAATTTCTGCTCTTGTATTTGCTGATATTGATTGAGAACTAGTTGTGATTACATGCGTTTGCACAACCTGCTTAATGAAGCTATAAGTAGTGCCACTGGTGCTCTGAAGCGTGTTGACTTTGAGAATGCTCATGGATCAAGCTCCGTGGATAACAACAGTAACGTGTTCAGCATCTTCTATATTATCAGCACTATAAGCAGCCTGAAATCTTACGCTACTAGTTGTTTTAGCAAAATTACTGCGTTGGTTTGAGCCAATAACTATCCATCTGTAACTCGTACCAGATCTAAGGTCAGCGACGGTCCCTGATAAACAGTAATTTGCATTTGCCATCGCTGTTGTGAAATTCACCGTATAGTCGCCAGTACCGTTATCAGTGATCGAAGCGACGTTAAAGTCATCTCTAATGGCAACCGTACCAGTGCCGTTAAAGTTAACCCACGCTTTTGCTGTGCCAGATGCAATACCTGCAGGTGTCGAGCTGTTGTTGCCCGACGTGTCCTGAATAGTGGCGACCTTAAGTGTGCTCACAGATCAATCTCCGAAAACTACGACAGCAACTTGCCGCCTATCGTACTGAGTGCCTTGGTCGTCTGCATGACGCACTAAAAAATCATTCACGGTTGGAGCACGATAATTACCGGCGCCACTGTCATGAAGAACACTAAAGCCTGCAGAACTTTCGCCTGAAGTTGTTACAACAACGTAGTCTGCGTTAGGCATTGCAGTGGTAAAAGTTATTTTGTATATGCCAGTTGCCACGTCAGTGATTGAACTAACGTTGAATTGATTTCTTATAGAAATCGTTCCAGTGCCATCTAAGTTGATCCACGCTTTTGCAAGCTGACCAATCTCCGTACCAGAGCTGTTCTTGAACACAGGAGCACCACTCCCCGTGTTTTGTAAATTGGCTGCTTTTATCGTGCTCATGTCAGACCACCGTCCAAGTGGCACCGGAACTAACCGTCACTGTAACTCCACTGGCAATGCTTATTGGCCCTGCTGACATTGCGTTTAACGTTCCAG